AGCATTTAGAAACCTTCAAATTCCCAAATCCTCTGTATCCTTTGTGAACCACGAAAGAGTGCGAGTTTCCTATCATTCTGTCTTCGACCACGATACTTCTTATCGTTTCGTAATCTCCTCCTGCTTTTTGCATGATGTCATAAATCTGATTGAAGAAAATTACTTTAACTGCGTAGAAAGAATTACGTATCTTCTTAACCCATTCAGCGTCTATCGCTGAAACAACTCTAGTTACCTGTGAAGGCGGGAGGATAGACACAAGTTGTGAGGCTATCTCGTGTCCTTTATCAGTTATCCCTATTACCTGCATATCAGGGAAAAAGAAATCTCTTTCAGCCGTTGCTTCGGTGAGGAACTCGGGGTTAAAGATAAAAGTCTTATTGGGATACTGTTCCTGATACTTGTCAGTTGTTCCTGGATTAACCGTGGATTTTATGACAATGACTTTTCCGTCAGGTATCCCTGCGATGACTTCATCTAAGATAGATAAGTCGTATTCATTACCCTCTTTGTAAGGAGTTGGAACGCATACGAATATCAAATCTGCTTCGTTCGTTTTCTCGGGAGAACCGAGGCCCTTGCCATTATCATAGGCAAGAACCTCGTGTCCCTGTGTCTCAAACCAATTCTTAACTTGTGTACCAACCATTCCAACTCCGTAAAGTCCTATCGTCATATTCCTGTTACTGTGCTTGTTGACGACGACGATGTGCTGCTAGTAGAAGTAGAAGAAGTGGAGGTGCTGGTGCTAGTTGAACTAGTACTCGTAGAAGTGCTACTGGAACTCGTTGAAGTTGAAGTAGAACTTGAAGAAGTAGTTGTGGAAGAAGAACTGGTGGTCGTTGAAGAACTTGAAGTGCTGGTTGAGGTGGAAGAGCTAGTGGTACTAGTAGAAGTGGAAGTTGAAGAGGAGGTACTCGTAGATGTTGACGAGGAGGTTGAAGTCCAAGTCAAATCTGAATTGCCAAATAAGTATTCGCTCATTTATATTCTGTGATTATTGCTCTTACACTCCCAGCTCCTCCTGACCTACCATATAAGGTCAGGTTGTCTTGTACCGGCAACCCTCGAAGTTCTCCTCCTCCTATCGCTGTTCTATATTGAACCGCTGCGGAAGAGTCAAAGGATAGATATAGTTTATGCTCTCCTTTGTTATACACTTCCATATAATTGCGATCCTTTAGAGCAGTTGTTGGTAGAGCCGTCCAAACATTGTTCGGACAGTTTACGGCAGTTTCCACCACCGTCTTCGCTGAAAAGTTTCCGTGTAAATGGGGCATTTAGTGTTTACTTAGGCTGGGCGACTTTTTTATTTTGAAGTTCTTCAATCTTTTCCAACGCCTTTTTAAGAAGTTTTGAAGTTTCAGATTCCTCTTCTTTCTTATCGTCTATTTTACCAGACAAAGAAGCGATGAGGTCTCCTTGCTTTTTAAGTTCAGTTTTCAGATATTCCTTTTCTTCCTCCTCGGTCATCGGCTTAACGCCGGCTTCTTCGGCAAGGTCAGGAAGTATCTGAGCCATCAAACTTCTTCTTAAAGGGGTATCTGAAAGAGTGTTATGTATCTTATGTTTCTCTTGAAGAACCTTGTCTATCAAGTGCTTGGCACAATGCTTTGCGACATAGATAGGTTTTACTTTTTCTTCACCAGCCTTAAATTCTATCGCCTGTCCGTCAAGATAATCGACAAATTCTTTGTCATCTATATTGACGAAGCGGGTTGTTTCTAATGTGTCTCTGTTTTCCATTGTGAAAGGAGAGAAGCTCTTTTCGTCTTTGTGACCCCCGTTTATCGGGCAAAGTTCGCCTTAGGGAAAGGCCCTTCTCCCCTGAACTATCTCCCTTAACTAATCTTCAAATCAACCAATCCAGGCTCTCCTTGGGCGATGCCAGTTATGGCAACACCTACGATACCCTGGGTGTCGGTATCTCCATCCTCAACGCAACCAGCGGTCTGGTTAGAGGCTGTAACGATAGCTCCGACGGTAACGGCACCGGAAGCATCTGCGAAGCAGACACCAGGGCCACCAACCTGTATCCAGGTATATTGAGAGGCAGGAACGGCGGTCATGGCTACACCGACGGGAACTCCAGTCGCAGAAGTGGGGTTGATGATAACTCCGTTAAACGGGTTAGCAACCAAGTCTGCGTTAGAAGCTGTGGTAAGAGCCACCTTCAACGGATCATAAAGGTTTATGACAACCGTTGCGGCGGTAGCCGCTTCGTGAGACTTAATCTTGTAATAGAGTCCTTCACCTGGGGTGACGGTTATTACAAGGTATCCGTCAGCATACTGATTGGCGGTAACGGTAGCGGCGGCAAGGGAAACTTGTTTGTCTCCGATTGCGGCAACTGCGGCGATAGCCAAATCCTCATCTCCGGTATCTTCTACGGGAGACTGTTGAACATTGCCGGCAACCATTGCGTTAGTGCCGTTGTTCTTACAATACCTGAACTTCCGACCGTCATCGGTATAACCGATAGAACCGAGCGGATGACTGGGAACTGCCTCATATTCATAAGGGTCAATTCCGTAAATTACTGGTAATCCTGAAAGCATTTTAATCTTATTTTAGTTTAACCTCACTTTAAGGCCGACGAGCCATAGAGAGGGGATTTCTTACGAAATCCAGTGCAGACCAACCGTAACAGTAAGGTCTACTAAGCTGGTAAGAGTTCCACCGTCAACTAATTGAAGTGAATCTCCTGCGGCTAACTCAACCGTGGCTTTGGTAGTGCTTAATGTTCCACTGTAATTGGTGTCCGCAGTAGCGGCAGTGCTTATAGTGGAAGACAGAAGAGCAGTTCCCGAGTCTGGTGCAGTGCCTGACGGAACTTTATGTACCGTTACCGTTCCTGAAGAAGAAGCGGTATTATATCGTGCCGTTACAGAATCAACTACGCATTTTGCTGGAGCAGTCCAGAAAGTAGATGTGTAGAAGTTCGCAGAGGCAGCATCGGTATAAGGCAATGTATGCGAAACCGTAAAGCTTTGAACTCTCGCTTTAGGGTTGGATAATGCTGGGTTTTTGAATGCCATTTTAATTTTTTAACTTACGACCTTTACTTGACTAAACTTCATAAAAGTTACGAAGTAATACCTGTCCTTCTGGCCATGGTTCTCGGAGAGTCAGTGATGAGCTGTCCGTACCACTGCAAACGTCCAGTAACGGCATCCTGGTTTACAGGCTGTTGCCATCCAGTCCAACCGAAACCATCTCTTTCAGATTCAACAGTGAATCCGACAGGCTGAGGAAGTCTCATAAAGAACAAGTGGTTTTCGTTGAGAGTGAAGATATTACCAGAGGTACACTTCGGGTCGGCAACGAAAGGAACTCCACGGAAGGTCAAAGCTCTGAATCCCTGATTGGCGGCGATAGCTCCACCGATTCTCGCAATTCCGTCCGAAGTCATTCGGAAGTCATTCATAGAGAACTGATGGGAAACAGTCGGGGTCAAGAGGGCTTCATAGATAGTGAAGACCGCAGGAGTGGTGATGAAGATGGTCGGCATCTCATCGGCAATATAGGCGGCATCATAATCAGCGGCTATATCAGCAAGAGAGAGCGAACCAGACTGTGCGGTGCGGGTAGCTTTCCAGTTGGCATAGGTAGTCCTCGAAAGGTTACCGTAAGTTCCAACAGAAGTTCCGTCATCGACAGCGGCAAGGATACCGAGAATATCCTTAGAGGAGTTTCCCGTTCCATCAGAGTAAACCTGATCTCCGATCATATCCTTGAAATCACGAGTCCTCTGTTCCATTTCAGTGGCGATAAGGTCAACAACAGCGGCATCGCCGGAATTGACAGCCTTCTGAATACCGGAAATCGTCATAGACACATAAACCTGTGAAGGATTAAATGTGGCAGTCTGACGGGTGTTCTGTTGGGTGGTCGAGAGAGCGTCGAAACCGGAGTAAGAACCTAACTGATTATATTTAGAAAGGTTTACGGGCTGGACGATCTGATGACCTCCGTTCCAAGTCCTCTGATTTCTCATAAGTCTCATGGTGAGGACATTACCATCGAGAGCGTTTTCGATAACTTTAGGGATAAACCTATCTTGGGTTATCGAGGTAATGAATGTGCTTAGTGCGGGCATTTTTGTTTTTTTATTTTATAGCGACTTCTTTGCTTCGTCAGCTATCTGATAAAAGTTCTTACCTTTCCCATCGTAACTTTCTCCTCCACCATTTCCGTCTGAAGACGGCATATTGGGTTTACTTGAAAGACTACGTTTGGCAGTTTCCTGGGCTTCTTTGGAAGTATCGTTAAGCTTCTTATACAAGTTCATTGCACCTTGAACGGTCTGAACTCCATAATCATCAGCTTCATCTTCTAAGAATTTCATGAACTTATCTTTGTCAACGGAACTATTGAGTTCCAGGACATTATCAAGTTCTGACTTGAAAGATTTTAGTTCCTCCTCTTCCGCCTTATTCCTATTAGTTTCTGTTTCTGAAAGACGTTCGTCTATCAGTTTTGCCAGATACTCTTTGGCTTCAAGTTCCTGCTTCTGCTGAGGTGTAAGACCACCAGGTTGCGTAGAAGCGTTTTTGATAGTGTCAATCTCCTCTTTAAGAGTTTTAAGGTTGTCGTTTACTTCCTTGAATCTCTCATAAGGGACTGTCTTCTCTTCCGGGGATGAGCCGGGTACATCATTTAATTCTCCATCCATAGTTTTTACGCTTTTTAAGAGTTTGTCTCTCTGCGGAGATGAACCGCATACATCTTTACTTTATTTTCCAACTTTTAGTTAATCTTGTCAAACTACTTTCCCTTCGCTGCTAACTCCTGAAATCTTTTCTTTCCGTACTTTTTCCTACCTATATAGGCGGCGAGTGCCTTTGGATCTTTAGCACCTTTTAATTTTGAGACAAGTTGTTTAAACCTACCTCCTGAACCTAATTTCGGCTTCATTGTGTCATTGGTATTCCCTCTTGAGGCTGAGGTTGCCCGACTGGTTCCTGCACTGGCTGTGAAGGTCTTAATATCTGTCCTGATTGCGTCTCGATGAAATCATTCATAGCTTCCTGCATGTTCGGGATGCGGAGCATCTTATAAAGGGTTCTGAGTCCGATAGCCTTGTTCTGCCAAAGGATTATTGCGTTCTGCTTTATGGACGCTTCGTCTTCTTTAAGGGTGGACCCCATTCTTACGAGAGGTTTTACATTCCCTATCTTCTCTCCGGTGAAGTCTTGGACGAAACGAATTCCGTCCTGTCCGAGAATGGAGAAAGACTGTTCTTCGGTATAGAACAACTTCATAAGTTGAATCCAGTAGTTAGCCAAGTCGTCCAAGGCTCGTTCAAACTGTCTGGCTACTTGGTCGATACGACCCATGTCAGCTTCACGAAGTATCTGTCTTCCACCCAAAGTTTCTTTTCCTTCTCGTTCTCCACGGGTTGTTGAGTGAATTCCGAAGATGTTGTCAAAGTCTTTAATAGAGAATTCGAGGTCAGAGAACATATAGGCAGGAACCTGGCCGGGAGTCTCAAATCTAATCTTTGTCCCACTGGCCGCATCTCTTCCGTATATGATCGCACCTGGTTCGTTCGTGATATTGGCCGCCTCTTCCTCTGACATCGTGTCCGAGTCGATTAACAAGTAAGGGTTTCCTACTTTGTTAGTGATGTCTTCTATCTGACGCTTCCTCGTGTTGATGTTGTCCTGCAAAGATAAGCACTGCTGAATGTAATCCGTATCTCCGATGATTGATTCATCCGTCTCAAACAGGGACTTGATTATGTAAGGCTTCTTAGGAGCATTGAAGAAGTTCTTCTTCAAGTTCTTGAAGTCGTAGTAAGGATTGGCTTTCTTATCCAAGATGATGTGTCCCGTTTTCCAGCAGACATAATCATTCGTCCAAACCTCCTGAATAAGATAAGTGGCCTTTCTGTATTTTTTGTCAGACTTATCTTCCTGTTTGACCGATTTAAGAAGTTCCTTGGCCTTAGTTTCTCCGAAGTATTCGACAACTCGGTCATATGACATTTCCATGTCTTCTATGACAAATGCAAGTTCGTCTATCGTTGTTCCGAACTTAGGGAAGCGAAGCCTTCTGGCATCTATGTACTTTACCCGTACATCATCGTTCCTGAAGTCCCAACACGCTTTCATTACGCCGTAACGCTTAGTAAGCATATCTCTCAGGAACCTTTCTGAGATTGATTGAATTCCTACACGGTCAAGGTGATAGTTCAATACATCCTGGGTCTGTAAGGCATTTATCTGTGCCAGGTCACTTTCTTCTCCTGGTTTCAGAATGATGTCAGGAAGCCTTGCGGAAGCGATAGGTATCATCGTCTCGACAGCCATCCATACTCTGTTATCTACGGTCTTAGAGTTTTTACCCTGTATCCTGTCAGAATCAGTCTGTATCCCGTGATAGTAGGCAAGGTTCTTTTCCCATATACGTTTAAGAAGTCCGAAATAGTCGGATGCTTCTTCTTCCCAACGGTTTATCTGGGTTATCAATGCGTCATCTTTCATGGAAGAGTCGAAAGCTTCTGTTGCCTCCGCTTTCTGGTCTTTCGTGAAAAATTCTTTAATTTCTTTTAGCATCTTCTCGTTCAAATATTTTTTTTATTGTTGACCTTTCGTTGAAATTATCTTTATAAAGTTTGTCCCTCAGTTCTTTTTCCTTCCTTTCCTTCTCTCTCTGTCTCTCCTCGGCATCTTGCATCTTTTTCCACTGTTCCGGGTAAAGGGTTTTGAACTTTTCTTCTCCAGGCTGAACCAGGTCGTTCTTATACTTGTCCCGCTCAACCCTCATCTTCTTTGAAATCTGAAAATAAGGGTCAAGATGTTTGTTGTCTCCGTATCTTATACACTCGTTTCCACAATGACATTTAGATACGAACCATGTTCCATATCTGTTCTCTCTCGTAAAGTATCTTGCTTCGAAGTCCTTTTGGCAACTATCGCAATAAAAGTCAAGCATTTAATTTTATGAATCCTGTTCTTGTTTTCATTTTGGGTTCAGTATCGACCGCCATATATACACCTGGACGGACTTCTTCGACAATAATTCCCGGGCGGGTTCTTATCGGTAATGTTTTGTTGTCGTTAGATTTCTTAAATCCTCCCGAACGATACTTCATAAGGAAATAAAGGGAGTAAACACAGGCATCCACCATGTTGTCCGCATCTCCGTTAGGGAAACTTATCAACTCCTGGTACAAGTCACGGTTCTTTACCTCTACCAATCGTTGCTCGAATAGGTGAACTATCTGCATAAGGCGGGTGAACTTGTCTTTTGGACGCTGGGTGTCTCCCATTCCTATTTCAGCTTCAGAAACAGGGATATATATTCCCCTTTTTCTGGACTCTTTAATCAGGTCGTCCTTAAATACCTTCTGAAACGCCACCGATTCGACTAAAACACGGTCAGGCTTGTAGGTTTCGTAAAGATTTATGATCCGTTCAATCTGTTCGGTTACCCCCCAGCGACCCTTCTCCGAAAAAACCTCACGGAAACCTTCATCTGTGCGTTCAAACATGACGAAAGCTCGTTCATCTGAACTTGTTTTCTCGGATATAGCAGGGTCTATGGCAAGGCAACGGATAACCCGTTCGCCTTTTACCTTTATTCCGTCCAAGAACTCGGGTTTGACCGGCTGTTCCTCGGTGGAAATCGGATTATTCATGAACTCCGACTGGAAAGCGTATTCTCCAATTTCTCTTCGGAGCTTTTTAAGTGACTCGGTAGGCCAGTGTTCTTCCCAGATTGATTTTCCGTCTTCCAACGCCTTCCAAAAACGGACAGTGAACTCTTCTTTTTTCTGAAGTTTGCTTATAAGGGAGAAATTGGAAAGCATCGTCCCCACATACACCAAGTTCTGGTCTGGTTTCAGGGTCGGGATAAGGGTTCGGAAAAACCAATCGTTCAATTTTTCACGCTGTTCCTTGGAATAAATAACCTCGTCATCTTCAAGGTCATCGCAGATTATCTGATCGGGTCGGAAACCTCTGATTTGAAAACCACGACCCTTAACTCTTATGCAAGACCCATTGGAAAGGATTATCTGTTCTTCAGTCCATTTGTCCGAAGTCAAGTCACCGAAGTCGTCTATTAGTTTTTGGTTGGTTTCTATCTCGTTCCTGATTTTTCTCAACAGTTCTTTTCCGAGGGCAATCGTAGAAGAAACAATGAAGATGTCCTTCTTTTTCCCGTAACAGGAAAGCCACAAGGGGAAGGCAACAGAACATACAGTCGACTTGGCAAAGCCACGAGGGGCTATGAATAAGAGACGATTAAGAGAAACATCTACTTGACTAATGTCGGGTGGAGTGGTCGATTGTTTATTTTGTGGAGAAAAATGTGGAGGGGTAATCCCATCATTCACGACAGTCCCGGGGGTCACCCCTCCCCCTCCCCCGTCCTTATTTGAGCTGTTAATAGTATCCACCCCCTCTTTATGTGTGGCCCTTGATACCAGGGAGGCCATTTCATTATGGAACACTGCTGACTTGCTGGGCATCAACCCTTGCAGGTAGATAGCTTGGAAGTTAGACAAGCTCTTATCGCCCATCTGTCTTCGCTTAGCTCCTACCGCTTGCTTGAGCTTCTCGTATAGTTCTTCTTTCTTGTGTTCTATATCATTCATACAATAGGGTTATTTGGCTCAAAAAAGGGTCTAGGACAAGAGATTGGTGTTAAACAAGGGGTTTATGCCTTATC